CCGTATGGATGTCAGTTCCTAGCTTGGAGCTTCCTTCATCCACGGCCTTGGCGTAGCGCCCACCGTCTTGCATGAAGTGCGCGAGGTCACGCAGCTCCAGTCCGTCAGCGTCACATCCTACCAACACATGACCCTCGTCTGGGAGGAACAATGCTCGGCATGCTGCACCATACGGCACAACACCCTTCGCGTTCTCACAGGAGGGAACCTGCGCGATGTTTGGGTTGCTGTGGGTACATCTCCCGGTGATGGCACCGAGCGTCTTTACGCGCCCGTGGATGCGTCCCAGCCTGACCTGCTTAAGCCACGCCTGCTTGCCATCGGACAGCATGCTGAGGCGCTTCTCCAGCATGAAGTTTTCAGCCAGCTCTTGGGCTGTTGGCCAGGGTAGTGCACTGAGGATGTCATCGTCTATCTTGACGTCACCACCATCGGTGTACTCCGTGGGAACCCATCCGAAGACCCTCTTCAGGCGGTCGGCAATCTGGATCCGAGCGCTGGGGTTGAAAACCCGAAGCTCCACCCTGAGGAAGGGCGAGTCTTCCTCGGTGCACTCGTAGTAACCGCGCTGAACGACATCAACCTTTTCCTTGCGGGTGATTGTCTTGCCGGTCTTGTAGGTGAACTCGTAGCTGCGTCCGGTATCTTCCTTCACCGTCCTGAGGACAGCCCCGTGTTCGCTTTGGACGAACATGCGGACAGTCTTTTTGGGGGTATGGGTCTTGGTTGGTGCCCACCACGGTTCGAATAGGGTTGAGAGTTTGTCCTGTATCGAGGCCTTGTGAATGTTAAGCTCGGCCTCCAGGCGTTCAGCGGCTGCCACATCAAAGCGGAAGCCGTGGCGCTCCTGCTTTATCATCAGGTCGGCGAAGCGCATCTCAATCCAGATCGCAAAGGCGGACTCGGCGTAACCGGGCTGCTTCTGGATCATCTCGTAGAGGGCGTGAGTTACCTCAACGTCCTGTACGCAGTACTCTTGCATGAGGGTGTTCCAGTGCGCCCAGGGGTCCCGGCCCTCTGCCTTCATGATGTCAGAGTAGTCGCCTTTCATCTTGCCAAGGCGGTAGCCCCACGCTTCAAGGCGGTGGAGTCCGATCATGTTGCCGGGTAGGACTGGTGTTCTGTTTGCTTTGATGTCCTTCTCGCGCACCTTGAAGTCGAGTGCTCGCAGCTCGGGGAAGAAGAGCTGTGTGAGGATGAGCGTATCGTGCAGAAGTGCTTCAGTGCTCCAGTCTGGGTAGAGCTTCTGGATCACTGGGATGTCGTACCCAATGATGTTGTGGCCCACCAGGAGTGTGGCGTTGGCCAGCATTGCGATGCCGATTGCAACTGGGGCGTACCCTTTGTGGTCGGCGCAGGAGGTGACTTCCCCGGTGTCGATGTCGCGGATGACCAGCGAGTGGATCACCGAGACTACATCAAGGAAGCCGTTGGTTTCTAGGTCGAACTCGTAGCGACGTAGCGTCTTCTCAGCTGAAGTTATAGCTGTCAGGTTGTTGGGGCTTGAAGCCATAGTCTTCACCTTTCTTCTCCGGTTCGGGGGGAGCTTCACACTCCTCCTGAAGAGAGGTGAGTGGATCGTAGCGAAGCCAGAAGGTCTGGCCGGTGGACTGCCCGGTTAGGCGGTCCTTGATGCAGCGGAAAGTGGATGTCGTACGGACGACCATGTCGGCTGCCTGCGTGTCGCGTTCCAAGCCCCACATGTAGTCAGCGTAGCGCATGATGGCGCGGCTGCCTGTGAACTGCTTAGCTTCAACCCTGCCGCCTTCCTCGTGGGCTTTGCCCGTCTGGGGCGTGGTTAGGTGGGACAGGAAGTGGATGACAACTCCAAGCTGGGATGCGAGCGCCTTTGCATCCTTCAGCAGACCGTCGAGGAACCTGCGCTCATCGTCAGCGTCAGCCGATAGTAGTGTGAGGTTGTCTAGGTAGACAACTTCAACGCCGTACACCTTGACCACCCAGCGTATCCACCGAGACAGTTCTTCCCAATCGACGGGCAGCTTGCGGTGATCGTAGATGTGCAGCTTGGACTCATACTTGGTGAGGATTTCACGAAGCTCTTCCTCGGTGTACTCGCAGTCAGGCTTGAAGAACGGCTTGCCAACCATCTTCGCGGCTATACGCTTGGGCGTATCGGGCGGTGCTTGCTCTCCGTGCCATACTGCAATGGCGAGTCCCTGCTCTAGGTCGTGGGCTTCCATCTCCGTGAAGATATCGGTCTTGCCGATGCCAACCCCTGCCCCGCCTACCCACACTGAGCCGGGCTTGGGGCCGAAGCTCATGCGGTAGAGAGACCCTAGGCATGTCGGTAGAGAGAACCCCCAGCTGACGGGTTTGACAGCCTCATCTAGCAGGTTGGACAGTGACGCCACGCTGTCGGGCCGGTAGGGCTGCGCGCCCCACATGGCTGACGTGATGGCAGCTGAGTTGTGGGCGACCAGAAGGCTGTTTGGGTCTTCCCCATCTGGCAGCTGTGCGATGAACGCCTTGCCGGGGGTGAGAAGCGCAGCGCACATGCGGGCGCCTTCGCGTCCAGGCTTGTCGCCGTCGAACATAAAGATAACTTGGTCGAAGGTCTCCAGCCAGTCAGATGCTCGGGCGATGGCCTTTACACTGGTAGCTCCATCAGGGACGGATACGACCGGCCACTTGTTGTCCTGTATCTGTGAGACTGACATGCAGTCGATCTCGCCCTCAGTGATGATTACCTTGCGGCCTCCGGTTCCCCACAGGTCTTGCCCGAAGAGGTTGAAGACCGCCTTAGGCTCACCAGCCCAGCGGAAGTCTTTGCCGGGTCTGCGTATCTTCTGGGCAACCACGGTGCCGGAGCGGTCACAGTAGTTGGCGATCTGAACGACCGTCCCATCTACGGAGCCGAGCTGGTAGCGGAACTTCTTCAGTGTCTCCTCGCGTAGTGCACGGGATGGGAGGTCTTGATACACGCCCTGAACGAGGTCTGTGTTACTCATGGGCTTTCGGCCTCCTGTTGATGACAAAGAAAAACCCCCCTGCGGTGAGGCAGAGGGGTGCTCGTAGTGCTTGCAGCCGAAACAGTGGGCCGATCCGTCGTCGTAGCGAGCCAGGTTGTTACTGGATCCACACTCAGGACACGGTTCGTGTCCAACAAACTCCCCCATCACACCTCCCCGATTGTCGAGAGGCAGCCGTACAGGTCGATCTCAGCCTGATCTGATTGGTCGTCAAGGAAGTCCATGCGGGCGTACAGGTCGTCGATCTGGGCCTCGATCATCTCGCATTCCCGTTCGTTGTTGTTGATGATATTCTCGTACATTTCGCGGGTTGTAGCAACCTCTCGGCTATCTTCTGTAATTCCAATGGCCGTTGCCGGAGCTGCCCAGGAAGCTGCGGCGGTCTGACACACATTCGTGAAAAGCCGGGTTGCTGAGGCGGTGATCGTCTTATAGATGGCATATTGCATCGGGGTTTCCTGTTCTGTGGGTGGTTCAGTTGCGGGGGATTTAGTTGAACATTACCGTGGCGTCAAACTGCGGGCATTCCTTGCCAGCATCGACGTCTCGGTGACCTATAACCTTGAGAGGTCCGTACTTCACACGAAGCGACTCTATTAATTCTTGAGTTGAGACGAGCTGCTTGAAGGTGAAGTTAAACCCACCGCTGCCGTCAACTATACATATGCTTAGGGTATTTGAGTTGTTGTCATAGGCGTGAGCACCAATGACTTCCTCCGCTCGACCCTCCTCCACAGTGCCGTCCCTGCGGACGACATAGTGGTATCCTACGTCAGACCAGCCCCTTCCCTTTGGGGGTAACATGGTGTGCCATTGACGTATTTCTGCCACACCAATGTCCATGAAGGCGGGTGTATCAGCACAGTGTATGATTATTCTAGTTAGCTTACGCATTTGTGACTGCTTTCCGTATGTTGTGATCCGAGGTCTGGTATCCGCACCGGGTGCACTGCTCGGAGGTGACCGTTGTGAGGGCGAAGAAGTATGTGGCTCGGTGCTGCATGGCATGACCTCGGACGAGGCAAACCAAGCGAACCCACGCGCTGGAACAAATGGTGAGTAGGTACTCCATTAGAATGGGCAGTCCTTTGACTTTTTCTGTGCGAGGAACAGCTCTCGAACACGGTTGAGGGAGGCGGTGTTGACCGGCTCCTTCCACCACTTTTCGGGGATGAGTAGGTCGGTGTACTGAAAGCCCTTGTGGGCGCACCAGTCGCCGTAGGTTGTCTCCGAGGTCTTGGAGATGAATGCCTTGGAGCGTCCAAAGACGAACCTTATGTCGAGATCCGGCTCCTGATTCTTGACGTACAGGTGCTTCTGCCTGTCGCCAGTAACGAACCTGCCCTTGGTTTCAACGATGATTCCATTGGGCAGGAGGAAGTCAGGCGTGTACGTGCAGTCCTTGTGGAGAACCCAAGGTATCTTGAACTCTTCATACGTGAACGGCACACCCTGGGCGCGGAGCCGGGAGACATTGTTGTCTTCCAGCCCCGAACGGAACCCATGGATTAGGCTGACTTCTGCGGCTGTCCGCTTCTTAGCTGAAGTCGTAGGACGTTTCATCTGAGCCGTCGTCGTCTGAAGTGTCAGCGTTCTTCTCGGCGGGCTCGTCTGCTGACACGTAGGCACCATCGACAGCACCAAAGCCGAAGCGGGAAGCTGACGATTGGCCACCGGCTGATAGGCGCAGCACTTGGACGGCCTCTAGGCGGCAGGTGACGGAGCATTCTCCCTTGGCATTCGTCCAGCCAGCTGGCTCGAACGATACGTTGACCTCGGATCCGCCACCAACTTGTGCATTGGTAGGTTTGCCTTGGCCGTCGAATAGCGGGAGCTTGCGTGACCACGCCTTGCCAGCCTTGGTGACACCTGAGGCGATCATCTTTATCTTCAGCTCGTACATGCCGGTCTCGTAGCCTTCGCCATCCGTCTGGGCGGTGATCGGCAGGTCTTGCGGCTTGGCTTTGGCCTTGCCCTTCTTGGCGGCGTTGTAGTTTGTGACCTCAATGTCGCGCATGCGTTCGAACTTCTCGACGATCGGCGCGGCTGTCTCAGCGTCCACTTCGAGGGTCAGCTTATAGTGGCCTTCTGGCTTGAACTTGGTGTCGGGCGTGTTGAGCCATGGGTGCCTAGCGGTTCCCCGCAGGGTGATAAGTGGGTTGGACATGTGATTTCCTTTGTTGGGGAGGGTGCACTATTGTTCGTAGCGAGAGAAGATTGCAGCGAGGTCGTGGCCTTCAGAGGCAACGTCGAACATGAGGGTGATTGGGATGTCACCTGGAGCGCGTCCGTTCTTGAGGAGGGACACGAGAAGGCGGTAGCGGGGAGATGTGCTGGTCATGCAGCGAGGCTTTCTTCAGCTGGGTCAAAGTCATAGTTGAGCGACGGGCAGCCATCGGGCGGAAGCACCTGCATGCCGCTGATGTCTTCGTCGTCGTGCTGCTCTTCGTCGTCATTCGGTTCAAACAATGCTTCGACGTTACGCATCAGTTTGGAACGTCCTTCGACGTTACGCATCGGTTTTGAACTTATTTCGACGTTACGCATCAGTTTGGAACGTCTTCGGAGATGAACATGCGGAGGGCCGCTACATAGTTGTCATCAACGAGTCCTGTGGTCTTGAGCATGTTGTCGGCTGTGGTCATGATATCCTGCGGCGACAGGCCTTTCACTTCACACAGCGTCTTCAGCACAAGACCCAGCGAAGCGGCCATGTATTCCAGAGGTTCATCTTGGATGGTGCTGAGGATCGAGAAGGCCATCCGGCTGGCCCGTGGGCGGTTGAGGAAGCCTAGCTCTAGGTTGCGGGTTCGTGACATGGGATATCCTTTGGGTTTACCGGCGTGTTCCAAGGGCCGTGCGAACAGCACCAATGCTGACCTCAAGTACCTGGGAGATCTCGTTGTAGGTCTTGTCGAGGCTGCGTAGGGCGCGGGCGGCAATGACTTGCTCGCCTGTGAGGCCACGCGGGCGACCACGGCCTTCTAGCTTCTCCAGCGCAGGCAGACCGTCAGGGCCTACCAGCGCCAGGTACTCGCGGCCGATCTCCACATGGTGGATGCTGGCGATCAGCACGGCCTATTCCTCCTTCTTGGAGCGTTTGCCTTTTGGCACGGAAGTGTCGGACTCGGAGGCTGCGGCCTTCTCTTCGGCTACCAGCTTGTTAAGCGCGATGGCGGCTTCTGTTTCTTGAGCGGAGAAAGCAGCGGCTGCCTCTGCGAAGAAGTCTGAGATGCTCTGAAGGTCAGCGGAAGAGACCTGTACATTTTCGCCATGAACCTCGTAACGACGGGAGATGTCGGGGTTCGTGGCGCGGATGGAGATGGAGCCTCGGCTGACCGGGGCGCTATATGTGAACATGAGGTGATCCTTGTGAGGTCTGAACGGAGGGCCAAACGATAAACCCCCCACATCGTGAGATGCAGGGGGCTGAGCGACTGGTTGTCCACCGTGAAGGGTTATGAGGGGGAGAGTGTACTTATGCGAAGAAATACAAGGAGTTAAGCACCTCGGTGATCTCCAGGGTGCCTCGTGCCGGAACTGGCGGTAGTGTTTCAGCCAGTTCTGGAGGAAGCTGGTTGCCAACCTCCTCGCGGAAACGCTCCAACCAATCGGCCTCGTGGTAAATTTCCACGAACGCCTGACGGATGGCGGCGGACAGGCTATCAGTATCCGCAGCGTGGGTTGCGTACGAGTCGTGAACCATAGACAGGTGGATGGATGGCCCGATCACATCGAGCAATGTCTCCACTGTGCGCAGCATGTGGGCTGCATCCATGGCGTGGACAAAGTTAGGTGCAATCGCCGATGCCATCTTCCGCTTGTCAATCTTGTCGTGGTGTCCATCTGCCAGACGCATCTGTATGCGCTGACCGAACGCTAGTATCTCCACCTGTCGAGTCTTGAGGTCTCGGTAGTCCTGACGAACGACGAAGCCGGACGGAGTTGTCCACTCAATGGCAATCCCCGCGTTGGCAGCTATCTTTGCCACTTCTTGGAGCCAGTCCATGGCAGCACGGGCCGCGATTACCACCTCACCTGAAGCATCCCAGACGATCCTGCCTAGGTAGGTGGCAGCGGCGAACATGTCGTCACCGAAGGGGCAAGCGCCCTCCTTCTTGAGAGGGTTGAGCGTGTCCTCCATGATCTGGTCTGCGAAGCCCTGACGTGTTGCCCCGTAGGGCAGTGTCATGACGTTCCGCTTGACGACCGAGCGCTTCATGATGGGAAGCCACTTTTGTGCCGTAGGCTCGCCCAGTGCGGCGCGGGCCTTAAGCTGCTCGACTGTCTTGTTCAGGACCTCGGTGTAGATGTCCTGAGGCTTCTTGGCGGGCAGCAGGTTGACTGCGGCTCCACCTACTTCATCACGAAGCATAGCCGAGAGGTGCTGTAGGCCGTTGCAGGAGCCATCAAGGGCCACTGCGATGCGCGACATGTAGCTGTCACCCTCCACCCGTGCGGCTGCCCACTCGAAGCAGAACGCCAGGAACTGGAAAGGCTTGTCAGCATCCATCCACATGCGGTTGCCAAATGGGCTGGACGCCACCTCAAGGATGGCAGCCTCGTTGCTCTGCACCCACTTCACGCGGTCGTCGAAGGACACTTTGTCCTCTCCCCATACGTTGGCACCCTGCACGGCAAGCCAGAAGCCACCGCTGTCACCTAGGGCCTTACCGTTGGCGAACTCAAGAAGGCCCTTGGACATGTCGTCGCCCTGTGGCTTCAGGAACATTGGCTGGTCATACACCCGGCCTCGGAAGTCTACCGCCTTTGGGAAGTAGATCGTTGGCTCGTCACGGAAGTCCCGCGCAACGGACAGGGCCTTCTCAACCGCGAGTATCTTACCCTTCACCGTTGCATTGCGGATGTGGGTATCGCGGGCGAGCATGCGCCACTGCCGCCTGGACTCCTCGTTGGTTTCGATGTCGTGCGGCCTAGCTGGGATGGCCTCAAGACGCGAAGGCGGCAGGCTGCTACACGTTATGTTCGTCTTACGCATCTGCTCGATCACATCCAGCACCTTGTTGTTGATGCGGAAAGGAGTCGCTTGGATGTAGTTCACCGGGTCAAACATGCGCGGCATGTCTTCGCTGGTTGCCTTGCGGATGCCATTGGTACGCATGCGCGACAGGAGCATGTCATTACCCTTGAACGGTAGCCAGTAGCCGCCGTCTTGGATTGAGGTCCAGGGCATGGGCTGGATAAGCGTTGGGAGGACGCGCGGTTTCATCTCAGAAGCGGCGGTGTCTGTCTTCGTGATGATCTCCAGAGCACTCTCCGATATCTCATAGTGTTTGTGCACACGCTTCCTGCGGGTAACCGTGGACGACGTGAGGATACCCAAGGTCTCCATGCAGCCGACCAGGCAGGCACCCAGGCGCTCAGTCTCAATCATCGTCATCGGGTCAACCACGTTCCCCACTGAGCGCTTGTAGGCACCCAGAAGCTCGCGGGAGCGGACGTCCTTGTTGCTTGTGCGCGCTGACACCTTGCGGACGACAGCATCGTACAGCGGGCGCCCCTCCTTGCGGAACTGACGCGCGTGGACCTCTCCTGCGATTGTTGAGCCGATCCTGTGGCCAATGCGCTGAATGGTGCAGCGGCTCCGGTCACTGGCTGCGAGCGTGTCCAAGGCGCTAGCCAGGGCGATCACCGCCATGTCCTGCGCGGGCAGAAGCTTGAGCGTCCGTATCTCAGGTGGCTTGCGGCGAACGTATCCGCCTTCAAGTCTGGCGATCTCCTCGACGATCAGTGCGGCAAGTGGTGCCGACATGTGAACGAGGAGGCCCTTACAGCCGGCTGTGGACGATCCGTTACCCCGGGCGCGTTCCTTGGTGGCGCGGTTCTCAAAGCGAGAGATACCGCTGTCGATCATGTGCTGCTCTAGGTCAATTTCACGAGCCATTTGGGCTTCTGTGAATGTCAGCTTGTTGAGGTCGAATGTCATTGGGTTCTCCAGTGTGTGTGTGTGTGTGTCCCGTCACGTAATGTAACAAATCGCGTCACATTTCGCAGCCAGAATGGAATAGTTTCGAGGTAGTGTTTCTGAAACGTGGAGAATACCCATAGGTACCTGGGGCCGCTTCAGAACTAGTTGTAGGGTATCATTTATAGGCGCTTAGAACCTAAATCAAGCCCCTTGGTGCGGAGAAAGGGAGTCGAACCCTCACATCCCAATGGATACAAGAACCTAAGTCCTGCGTGTCTACCGTTCCACCATCTCCGCGTCGCCAAAAGTCTCCTCCGCGTCACCGATCGCGTCACCGCGTCGCCAGTGTGTCGCGCATGTTGTAGCGAAAAGAAACCCCCCGGCGCACTAGGCAGCCGAGGGGTTCAAGTTCACACACACGCGGACGTGTTCCTTAAGTGGCTTATATGGTAAGCCCTAGGCCTCCATGAGGTCTCTGGCTGCCAGCAAGTCAAAGGTGTGCCGCAGTGCGTAGGGGATGAACCCCTGGTCGTCCGAGAGACCCATGCGTGACCTTGCCCAGTCCCATGCGTGACGCACGGATCCTGAGGTTGCCCACTGGCATGGTTTGCTGCCGTACCTGCCGGACAGCCGGTGGATGGCTGCCAGTGCTCTGCGGGTGAGCGGTATGGTGCGCGCGTCTCCCGTCTTGGTACCGCTGCGGATGTCGCCACGGATGTCCTTGACCGAGCGCAGGGTGAGCAGGTCACCCCGCACGTTATGCATCTCGATCAGCTCGATCTCAGAGCGCCTGCCTCCGGTGTCCAGGAGGAGCACCATGAGGTCGGCGAAGTCTTCACCCGCTGGCCCGTCTGAGCGGCGGTTGAGTAGGATTGCGTAGTCCACTGTGAACAACCGCAGAAGCTCGTCGAACTCGGCGTCGGTTATCAGCCTGTCCCGGAGGTTCTTGTTCAGCTTTGGCAGCTTGAACTTTGGTCGCTCGGTGAGAACCTCCTCGTCCACAAAGTGGGTGTAGGCCTTTGTCATGACTGCCAGCTTTGAGCGCATGGTAGACGGTGAGTAGCCTTTGTCCTTGAGGTGGGCGGTGTAGGCCTTCATCTGCTGTGTGGTGATGGACGCCAGCGGGGTGTGTCGCCCGAAGAACCGGATCGCAGTGGCCATGTTTGAGCGCACGGTGCGGCAGACTGCTGCGTCTTTCCAGTGCTCCTCCCAGACAACCTCAAGTGCGTCCTCAAGTCCCAGCTCAGACTGAGATGGCTTGGAGGTATCATTCATCGGTTTAGGCTTGCGGCCAACTGTCAGGTCGGCCTTAACCCTGGCTTCGAAGGCCTTAGCCTCCACGATGGCGCAGTGGACCGTCTCACGGTAGCGCTCGGTGACCCCGTTAATAGTCACCTGCACGTCTACCTCAAGGCCATTCCCTCTAGTTCTAATTGCCATTGTTTCTCTCCAGTGCTGCGTATGTGTCTAGTGAGTCTCCAATTCGACGAAGCAACGCCGCGCCCTTGGGTGTTAGCCGAAGGCGTATCATGCGTAGGTCCACCGGATCATGCATCTTCTCCAGCAGTTTCAGCGATTGACGAGATCCTGATGGCCTCTCTTCGCCCACCCGTGTCTTACCCATGCGGGCGTCAGACATTGAGCGCAGAATGCGTGACATCGATGGTCGTGCGATGCCTGTGTGGTCTGAGACGTCAGCTGAGTTGGGGTCTTCACCCTGCTCTGCCTTGTGTCTTGCAGTGTAGATCAGGACTGCCGCATAGGATGCCGGTAGGTCCATCTCGATAGCTCTTAGCTCATTGACTATACGGCCCATTGTTCTCAACTGGTTCGCATTTGTCATCTTGTTCCCCCCTGGATCAGCTTGATAGCTGGTGGATGATATAACACTACCTGGGAGTTAGTGCAACCTGAATGTGTTGTTCC